CCCGACGTCGCGCCGGTGCTCGACACGTTCACTCGCAAGACCCCGTTCATCTAAATGGCAGACATGGAAGCAATCGCGAAGGCGCTCGCCGCGAATCTCTCGACGGCGACCGGCGTTCAGGTCACGCCGTACGTGCTGACTAACCCAGGCTCGCCGACGTCGCACGTGTTCCCGAGTGCGATCGAGTACGACCTGGCCGGGTCGCGCGGTCTCGACCGCTGGATCTTCACCTGCCAGGTGATGATCGGTCTTGCGAGCGACATCGGCGCGCAGCTGACGCTGTACAAATATCTGTCAGAAGAACGCTCAGTGAAGACAGCGGTCGAATCTGATCCGCAGCTGGGCGGGAGAGTTGCTGATCTGCGCGTCACACGCTGCGGCGGCGTTCAGTTCCTGACAGTCGAAGGTCGCGGTCCGTACGTTGCCGCGGAATGGTCCATCGAGGTCTACGTACCGGGCGCGTAGTCAGAAGGGAAGGAGCACATGCCCTACAACCCGTTCGTGATCCGCAACCCGGCGATCAAGATCAACAGCGTTGATCTCAGCAGCTGGGTCGGAGAGGTCGCAGTCGACATGACTGCCGACGACGTCGACGTGACGGCGTCAGGTGCCGGAGGCAAGCAGCGTCTCCTCGGTATCCGCGACGACTCGTTCAAGCTCACTGTCTTCTCCGACTTCGGAGCAGGCGCGATCGACCAGACACTCTGGCCGCTGTTCAACGGTGGCTCGCTGTTCCTGGTCGAGGTGTGGGCATCGGGCACCGTCTCGTCGACGCTCAACCCGAAGTACAGCGGAACCTGCATCCTGACCAATTACTCGCCGATCTCGGGCGCGATCGGCGACGCCGCAAAGACCGACATCACTCTGCCGGTTCAGGGCGTTATCGCACGCGCCACTACATGAGCATCAAGATCGACGGGATCCCGGGTCTGGACGGCGAGTACCCGCTGGATCTGTCGACGCTCAAGAACAAGGACTTCCGTCGCGTCAAGCAGATGACGGGAGTCCGCGCGATGGAGATGGAAGAGGCGCTAGAGCACGGCGACAACGATGTGCTCGTCGCGTTCGCTGCCATCGCACTGGAGCGCTCGGGTACGCGCTTCCTCGAAGAACAGCTCTGGGAGGGTCCGATCGGTTCATGCACGTTCGTCGAAGACGTACAGCCGGAGGTGCGCGAACCCGAGGACCCTACCCCGAGCGAACAGCCGCCCTTGAACGAGCCAGACGAAGGCACTTCTGGCGGAACTGGCGAGCAACCTGGGGGCGATACCCCTCAGACGTAGACGCCGAGTGGTTCTGGTACGCGATGGTCGGGCACGTTTGCGGACTAGGACCACTCGATCTACGCGAGCTAACACCGGCGCAGATGATGAGCTGTGCAGAGCTAATCGAGGAGGCCACGCGTAGGAGATGAACTTCAGAGTGTTCACACGCGGCTTCGGTTCCACAGCTCGCGCGTTCGCGAAGGTCGAGATCACTGTCGACCCGCTGCTGTCGCGCGAGCTACGTATCGCCGCCGAACCTGTGAAGGAGGCGGTGAAGCAGAAGGCGATGCAGTGGGGCCAGGCTGGCGCGACACAGTCGCAGACCGCTCGTGGCGTACGTGTCTCGCGACACGGGTTGGAGGTACGTGTCGAGCAGGCCGGGCCGAAGTCGAGCAACGTACCGCTGCGCCGACCGAACTACGGCGGCGTCCAGATGCGCCACTTCTTCATGCCTGCGCTGGAGGAGCATCAGGACGAAGTCGTGCAGGGAGTCGAGCTGATCATCGACGGTCTGATCGCCGAGTCGATGGCGCTCGGGCTAACGAAAGACTGACATGGCCGTAAAGACCATCTTCGTCAACATTCTCGCGAACGCCAACCAGTTTAAACGTGAGCTGCGCGGCGCCGTCATCGCGACGAACGAGGCGAACATCGGTCTCAAGCGGTACGGCAAGGCAGCTGGTGTCGCCGGGGTCGCGCTCGGCGCCGGTCTGGTCGTCGGTCTGGAGAAGTCCGCGAAGGCCGCGATGGTTGCGCAGGAGCAGACCGCTCGACTCGACCAGGCGTTTCGTCGCTCGCATGTCGCGATGTCTGACTTTACGGGCCAGATCGACAAGGCCGAGAAGTCGTCGCGCAACCTGGGCTTCACGAACGCTGCTGTACGCAACTCGCTCGGCTCGCTTGTGATCGCGACTCACAGCGGCAGGAAGGCGATCGCTGATCTGTCGGTGGCAGAAGATCTCGCGCGCTTCAAGCACGTCGATCTCGCGACTGCGACGAAGTCTCTGACGATGGCGATGGCCGGGTCGCAGCGCGCGCTCAAGCAGCTCGGCATCAACGTCCCGAAGGTGACGACCGCGCAGGACGCGGCACGCAAGGCGTACGACGCGGCGCGCGAGGCGATCAAACGCCACTACGACGGGATGGGCAAGCTGACGGAGGCGCAGAAGGAGCAGCGCCAGAAGGCGCTCGATCTGGCCAAGTCGAAGTACGACGGCGCGAAGGCTGACGCGAAGGTCACCGACTCGCAGTCGACCGCAGCGAAGGTGATCGCGAAGGTGCGCGACCTGATGCACGGACAGGCGGAGGCATACTCGAAGACAGCGGGCGGCGCGATGGAGAAGTACCGCGCGCAGATGGACAACCTGAAAGAGGTGATGGGCAAGGCGGTGCTACCGGCTATATCGGCGATCGCTGGTGCTCTCGCGAAGTTCTTGGGTGTGCTCTCTGATCACCCGACGCTGCTGAAGGCGCTCGCGCTCGGACTCGGGATCATGGCGGTCGCGATGATGGCGGCGGGCGCTGCGTCGTTCTTCGCGTCGTCTGCGTTGTTCACGACAACGATCGCCGTCGGCGCGCTTGAAGTCTCGCTGCTCCCGCTCGTCGCAGCGTTCGCTGTCGTCGCAGCTGCCGTCTACCTCGGGATCAAGTACTGGCCGCAGATCAAGGACGCGATGGAAGCTGTGTGGCAGTGGATCAAGAGCACGTTCGTCCCGATCTGGGAGACGCTGCGCGACGCGGCGGTTACAGCGTGGGAGAAGATCAAGAACGCGCTCGTCACTACGTGGGAGGCGATCAAGACAGCTGCGACGGTCGCGTGGGAGGCGATCAAGACGGTGATCACCACTGTCTGGAACTCGATCGTCTGGGTCTTCGAGCACCTGACGATCGCCGGTCTGATCCTGTCCCACTGGAACCAGATCAAGACGTTCACTGTCGACGTCTTCAACGCCATCGTCGGGTTCTTCAGTGCGCTACCCGGTCGTATCGCCGACGCGTTCGTCACCGCGTGGGAGGCGGTGAAGGGGAGACTGAGCGGCGCGTTCGACTGGCTGAAGACGCACGCCGGTCAGGTCATTAGCGGTGTCGTCGGCACGTTCACGTCTCTGCCTGGAAAGATCGGCGACGCGATCGGCGGTGCCATGCACTTTCTGAAGGAAAAGATCGAGTCACTGTTCGCCTGGAAGACGGTCGTCGGCTGGGTCGAGCACGCACTCGGCTTCTCTGAGCACTCCGAGTTCTTCGGTGACATCGGTATGAAGATCGTGCGAAGCATCGCGCGTGGTGTCGGTGAGGCGAAGGACCTACTCGTGAACGCGATCGAGAAGATCGCTGGGAGTCTCAACCCGTTCAGCGGAGGGTTGCAGGGCGGCGGCGTGAGCGGGAAGGGCGGCACCGGTGTTCCTACGGGCGGCGGCTCTACTCTTCCGCTGCTGCTGTCGTGGGCAAAGCAGGAGGGCATCGCTGTTACCTCGACGACGTCGGGTAACCACGTGAAGGGCAGCTTCCACTATCAGGGACGGGCGATCGACGTATCTGGATCAGCGCCGATGATGGCGAAGTTCTTCCTCGACACGATCAAGCGGTTCGGCGTCGGCAGGATCAAAGAGTTGTTCTACGACCCAATGGGCTACTTCGTCGACAACGGTCGAGCTGTGAGGGGCGCCATCGGCGGGCACTCTGACCACGTCCATCTCGCGCTCGCCGCTGGTGGGATCGCGAACAAAGCGACGATGGCGCTGATCGGCGAGGCTGGCCCTGAGGCGGTTGTCCCGCTGCGACGCTGGGAGCAGGGCTGGCAGGAGGTCAAGCAGTCGCAGGACGACGGCTGGCGACAGCTGAGCAAGTCATACGCAGACGGCGAGGCCGAGGCGCGCGAGCGCGACGTGCGTAACGCAGCGCAGTCTGAGACGCAGACGCGGGTCACGCAAGAGCAGCTAGCAGACATGATCGCGAACATTCAGGCGCTCCCGCCGGGGTTCAACGAGGCGCTCGGGATCTTCGGCATGACCCAGCAGGTGAACGACGAGACGAATACGACGAGCGTCACCGACTCTGTCGACACCGCGTCTGTCGAGTCGTCGAGTTGGCTCTCGAAGATCTTCGACGCTGTACAGCCGCTGAACGACTCGCTCAAGAACATCGCCGATATTCTGTCGAATAGAGGCGGCGGCGGCGGCGGCAGCGGCGGCGGCGGCAGCGGCAGAGGCGGCGGCGGCGGCGGCGACGGCGGCGGCAGCGGCGGAGCCGGACAGTTCACTCAGATCTACCCAGAGGACGCCGGGTTCGTTCAGGTCGGCGGCGGCGTCGGCGACACCGGCTTGTTCGGCGGCGGCGGTGCTAAGACGTCGGGCGTCTCCTCTGCGCTCGCCGCGCTCGGTACGCTCTCGCCTCCGCACGGGATGCACCGCGACGGCCCGTTCTGGTATTCGGTCGAAGGGTCGAAGGGAATGCCCGCGCCGCTGATCCCGAATATCTCGAACTGGCTCAAGCAGTACACCGGGCGCGGACTTTCACCAGCGCAAGCGATCGGGATCAACAAGTGGTGGCCCGCGCACTACCCGCAGATCGTCAAGGGCATGGCGCGCGGCGGCGTCTTCACGAAGCCGTGGGCGGGAATGATGAGCGTCGCTGAGCGCGGGCCAGAGGGCTTCGTCCCGCTCGGTCGCGGCGACAGTCTCGGCGGCGAGGTGCACATCCATCTACACGGCGGCACGTACATCGGCGGCAGGCCGGAGCAGATCGCGCGCGACCTAGAGGGCCCGCTGCGGCAGGCGCTCTACCGCACGAAGAACAACAACGGGTCGCTGGAGTTCGGCTAGATGACGACGTTCCAGAAGGCCAACGCTGGTCTTCTGGTGCGGGGCGGTGCGGGCGCATGGATGACGCCGCCGAAGTGGTCGGGCCGCGCGGGCATGGCGCAGCTGATCAGCGAGGTCGACTGGCTCGGCAACCCGACGGCTCCGTATCGCGACCAGGTGCAGTACGCCGACGGCTGTACGAGCTACTGGCGCTTCGCGTCTGAGTCGCAGTTTCCAGACGAGCAGGGCATAGGAACGGGCACGATCAACGGCGGGACGCGCGTCAATCCCGGATTACTCCCGTACGATCCCGACCCGGCGCTGACGTTCAA